ACTCGTTTCCGCGAAAAAGCAGAAGCAGAAGGACTTGCTCATTATTTAGTTTTCCTTTGGGGGGTATCATATAGTAAAAACGTATTAGTCCCATCTACTGTATTAGGTGTTAGGGAGACTGGTCTTACCTACATGGATACCGATCAACAAATTCAAAAATTGAAAGATGGTGGGTTTATGGTTGAAGACGAAGGTAAGGTAAACATAGATAAGAATAAGATTATTGGTACCAGCGTTGAAGTTATAATTTCCAACCTTCCTGGTGTCCCACCAGTGAACGCTAAGGTTGATACTGGTGCTGACATATCATCTATACACGCAGATGAGTGGTCGGTAGACAATGGTCAGGTCACTTTTATTAACCCAGAAATTTCACAAAATAAAATTACAATGCCTGTTATAGAGAAACAAGCAATAAAATCATCTAACGGCGATATAGAATATCGTCCTGTAGTATCCCTTAACATCAAGGTAAATGGAATTCCATTATCTGATGTTATGTTTAATCTTAATGATCGTGGGACTATGACTTATTCTATGCTTGTTGGTAAGAATATATTGGAACGTGGTGGGTTTATGATTGATCCTAAGTTGGATGAAAGTTTGGAAACTATAACAGAAGAAGAAATGATCAATGGATTAGATTTGGATGCGTTGCAAGAACAAATAAAAGATATTGACTTCGACAATAAAGAAGAAAAAATAGTAGATATACTAAAATACATACAAGACAAATTAGCATAATAAAGGTTATAATATGGCAGTAGCAAAAAGTCCATTTTACGTGGTCAAGGATTTCCTATCCCCGAAGTATACAGAAATAATAGTAGATAATTTAGGTTTTTATGAACCTGACATTGACACTGAAGGTAAACCACTATTGATGCAGCGTGGTGATGATAAGTCAGAAGAATTTATTTATGATAACTTCATGGCAATCCTCCCCAATATTGAAGAATATTACGGTTTTGAAAAACGTGGGGTGGAACACATATCATTTGAGTTCCGTACTGCTGGCGTAAAACCTGAAGCGATTTGCGACAATTCTAAATGGGTCAACAAAAAGTGGGTAAGAACAAAGGATAGAGATTTTAGTGCTATCTTATTTTTGAGTGACTATCAACCAGAAGTTCCATTTGATTCCGACTATGAAGTTTTTGGTGGGAAGCTTGAGTTTCTACAACACGGTTTCGGGTTCAATCCTGAAAGGGGTACATTAATAGTGTATCCAAGCACACCACATTTTATAAATGCTTTTGCTGAAATACTGTATGGTGACTTGTTCGTAGCTAAGTTCCATATCGCAGGCTCCGTTCCTTACCAATATTTTCCTGATGACTTCCCTGGCGACTATACATCTTGGTTTTCTGACATTTAATAGTTGACACTTTAAAAATCCTATGTTAATATAGCTTTCTAAAAAGAAGGCATAATAGGTTACACCTATAATAACCTAAATAATAACAATAATAAAAGGGTACAAAAAATGAACGTAGACGAAACCAACGAAAATATTACAGTCACAGCAGAAAGCAAATTAGCTATGCTTGACAGGGTTACAGAACTGACAGTTTGTTTGGGTAAAATTGATGTTCAGCGAGAGCAGATGAAAGATATTTTGCAAGCCGCCGAAGATGAATTCAGTATAAAGAAGAAATATTTTACCAAAATGGCTAAAGTTATGTATGCCAAAAACTTCAAAGACCTACAATCCGAAACTTCACACTTTGAATCATTATATGAATTGGTGATAGGCGAAAATGACGAGTTCGAAGGCGCGTAAAGTAGGTAATCTGGCATGAGTTATATTAATGCGATAAAACGCAAAGATGATGTTTTGGTATGGGAGCGTGTGGATGGGAAGCGTATATTTAAAATGTACGATGCGCCATACTACTTCTATTCAAAATCAGAGGATGGAACATACATTAGCATGTATGATGATAAACTTGAACGTCACGATTTCAATACGGGGCGCGAGTTTAATGAAGGTAGGTCAAGAATTGCCGCATTTGGAACTGAATTGTTTGAATCCGACATTCCAATAGAACTTAAAATCTTATCGCAGAAATATTACGAAGCCGATTTACCCAAACTCAACACAACACTGTTTGATATAGAAGTTGATTACGATCCCAGAATTGGATATTCCAGTATGGAGAATCCATATGCTCCGATAAGTTCTATAGCATATTATAATAACTGGCAAAATAGAATGGTAGTGATTGCCGTTCCACCACCAGAATATAAAGGTACTGTAGAAGAAGCCGAACTACTAAAAGAATTAGACATCATTGCGAAAATTCCTACCGATGTAGAAATTGAAATAAAACTTTTTGATAACGAAAAGGAAATGTTGATATATTTCTTAGATGAAATAGAAGACAGCGATCTATTATCTGGATGGAACAGTGAAGGATATGATATTCCAATGCTCGGAAAACGCCTTGAAATGATGGGGCATAAATATTTTAGCCGATTATCTTTCAATGAAGGCAACGACCCTAAGTGGAAAGAAGAAGAAATATTTGATAAGAAGGTTATAACTTTAAGTATCTCTGGTCGGGTCAGTCTCGATTACATGCTCATTTTTAAGAAATTTGAAGTAACCAATAGACCATCCTATAGTTTGGAAAACATTTCCGATGAGATTTTAATAGATGGTGAAACCAAAGAGCCAATATTACCAAAGTTGGAATATACTGGAAGTTTGGCGGATCTATACCATAAAAACTTTGTCAATTTTTTACGTTACAACCTTCGTGATACTGAAGTTCTATTAGGCTTTGAGCGCGTGTTGGGTTATGTGGAATTGGCAAATATCTTCGTGCATCAAAGCACGGGCTTATTCAAACACGTTACTGGTACAATAAAATTATCAGAATTGGCAACCATTAACCATTGTCATTATAATTTGAATGGTACTATCGTAAACGATACACATCCACCAGATTCTGCTGAAAAAGCTAAGGGTGCTTTCGTACTCATACCACAAGTAGGTGAACATGACCAGATCGGTTCCGTGGATATTAATTCACTATACCCATCAACGATTCGTTCTAATAACATTAGCCCTGAAATGATTGTTGGTCAATTCCAAGAAGACATTCGTGCGTTTGAAGAAATAAGAAAAGAATCTTACGTGCAACTTACATTGAAAATGGATTCTGGTGAGAAGTTGGTCGCAAGTGCTTCTGAGTGGCGTGAGGCATTGATTGCAAAGTGTTGGGGTATATCTGGATATGGTACAGTATTTTCATTGAAGAAGCAAGGCATCATGCCAGCCATTTTGGAAGGATGGTACAATACCAGAAAAGAGTTTCAAGCTAAGATGATTGAAGCTAAAGAAAGTGGTGATAAAGCTAAAGCGTTATACTATAAAAAGATTCAACATGTTTATAAGATTAAACTAAACAGTTATTACGGCTCTCTCCTCAATGCTTACTTTAGATTTTACGATAAGCGCATGGGCGAAAGTACCACAGCAACCAGTCGTGAAATTCTATTGCATCAATGTGCTAAGGTTACAGAACTATTAGATGGCAAATATCTAATGCCAGATAAAGAAGTGTATGACCCTAAGAAGGATGTAACTCATATTGGTTACAGTGATAAGTGGTCTGTGATATATGGGGATACTGATTCATCTTACTTCGTCACACATGGCGAAAGTGTTGAACAGGCAACCTTAATTGCTGATACGATAGGCGATAAAATTACCGAATCGTTTCCTGAATTTATGCGGGATGCATTTTTATGTACCGAAGGTTTTGATAACATCATTAAAACTGGTAGAGAAATAATTGCAGATAAAGGAATCTTCGTAGACAAGAAGCGTTACATGCTTCACGTTGTAGATAACGAAGGGTTTAAGTGCGACGACCTTAAAGTAATGGGCTTGGAAACTAAGAAGACAGCTATGCCCAAATTTATAGCAATCAAAATTAATGCATGGATGAAACGTTACTTAACAGGCGATAACTGGGACGACATTGCTATAGAAATTGTTGATTTTAAAGATGAACTTCAAGCCAGTACCGATTATATGAAATTGGGTATAACTGTTGGTATACAAAATGTTGAAAAATATACAGCGGCTTATGCAACCGATAGTACGTGCTTTTTACCTGGTCATGTTGCTGGAGCGATATTATTCAATGAATGTTTGAAAAAATATAATGACACTGAAAGTCTACCTATAATATCTGGCGTAAAAATTAAAAAGTTTATGCTTAATAAAGAAATTGGGAGATTTAAGGCAATATCTATACCCGCTGACCTCGAAACTATTCCAGAATGGTTCATAGAACATTTCGGAATGAATTACGATGAGCAAATCCTACGATTGGTAGACAAACCACTGACAAATATAATCAAGGCTATCGGCAAGGAATCGCCAAGTAAACAAAGCCTATCTACTGATAGTTTGTTGGGGTTCTAATGAAAAGAATTTACACTTCAAATTATGCGCGTAATAGTTATAACCCAAAAGCCATAGGAATTAGTTTTACTGTTCCTGAATGGTATGAGGGTGAAAGACTTAAGAAACTTGCGCCTATGAAGGCAATGATCAATACATTCAACCGGAAGAAAGACGCTTATATGGAGCGGCAATATTCGCAGCGTTATATAAGTCTATTACGATCACGAAATATAAATGCAAGTACCCTATTAAGTGAATTGCCAGAAGGTTCTATACTTTTGTGTTATGAACCACCTGGGGAATTCTGTCATCGGAGGGTATTGGCTGAATGGATAGAATATCATACTGGTGTCCATATCCCAGAATGGAAGAATGATGAAGAAGTAGAAAAAGAAATACAAAATAAAGTTGTTGACAGTATCATAGAATTTTAGTATACTACCAATATCCACATAATAATAAAAATAACAAATAGGATAACATAATGAATCTTTCCCAAGATCTTACTACATTTATTGAAAGTGTAGTTAAAACCAGCCAGAGTGTACAGATTGAAGATGTAATAATTGAAGATGGTGCTGTTCGTGCCATCGATGAAGACAGAACAGTCGTACTATACCAAACAAATAACGTACCAGCCTTTCCTTTTGATTCTATTGGATTAAATCGTATCGGCATCTTATTGTCACGACTTGAGTTAGTCAAGGGACGTGAAGGTTTTCAAATTGATGTTGAAACAAAAAACAATGCCGATATCGTGCATGTTTCATCTTTAAAGATGAAAAGCTCTGACACTAAAGTTGGTTATCTTTGTGCTAACCCCGAAACAATCAAAGCACCAAAACAAATCAACGATGAAATCATTTACCGCATTCAACTTAATGCGGAAGCCGTAAGTCTATTACAAAGAGGGCATGCCGCGATGGGTTCTGAAAATGTATCCATTATCAGCGCTGATAACTGCGTATCGTTTGAATTGGAAGACATTAATGGTGACACACTCGTTCACGAGTTCTCTTCAAATGCTACTAATTTGTCCGAAGAAGGTGATATAACCTTCACACACAAGTACCCAGTCAAAGTAATATTATCATTATTCAAACAAAATCCAGATGGTGTATTTGAGATTGGTGCCAAAGGTATCCTTAAAATATCTGTCAATGATTTAGACTTTTACGTTCTTCCACAAATTTGATTGGTAATTTAACATTTTATTATGTTAAATATATCCATACATAGGAGAATGATATGAATAATGAATTAAACCAAGTAGAAAAAAATGCCATCGGTGATGAAACCAAGAGTGTGGAAGAACGCCTAACAGACAATTCTATTCTTAACGCCGAACTTATTGAAGCAGTTAAAAAGCAAGTTACTGCTGAAATTGTAGAAGAAATGAAAGAAAAGCGTGTTTACGAAGAAAAGGAAAAGGAACTACGTCAAGAACAAGAAGATATGGAACATGCAAATTATGTTGCTACTATGAAAGAATCTTCTGACCCTTGGGTTGAGATGGTTGGTGATGTCCGCAATACAAAGAAAGGACAGCGTGTACAGTTAGAATGGAATGATGCATTTATTATACATCTTAAAGACGCTGGTATAAAGGGTGTAGATGATGAACAAATAATACAACAATACCTAGCCGCACTTCTTCGTGATACTACAGACAAATATGAAGATCGTTACGGAAGTGACTACGAATAATAATAAAAATAAGGTATAGTATGAAATATTTAATACTCGACATATCAAATTTACTTTACAGAACATTTTATGCAAATAAAAGTGAAGACGATATAACCATTGCTGGATTGGCACAACATCAAGCATTATTAACATTGAACAAATATTACAATGCACACAGACCAGATAAGATGGTTATGTGCTTTGATAGAAAGGCATGGCGGATTGATTACACCAAATCAGACGAATGTGTATCTGGTAAAATTTACAAGGGTAATCGTCGTAAGGACATGACACCCAAAGAAAAAGCCAAATATGAGCTGTTCATGGAGCATCTAAAAGATTTTGAAAACCTGATGCGTGAGCACACATCCGTGGCTTGTCTTGGTAAAGATGGCTTAGAAGCCGACGACTTTGTTGCAGTTTTCGCGGAAATAATGTCTGGACCAGAAGTCGAGATTGTTGCGGTTAGTTCCGATAAAGATTATATTCAGATATTAAAGCATGAAGGTGTGACATTAATAAATCCAATTGATGACAAGCCAAGAACATTAGATGAATGGGGTGGCGATGCTGACCTGTTTATGTTTGAAAAATGTATACGTGGTGATGCTGGTGATAATGTTCAATCTGCATATCCAAGAATTAGAAAGACCCGCATTATGAAATGTTGGGAAGACCCATTAGAACGCGTCAATATGATGGAAGAAACATGGACGAATCATGAAGGAAAGCAGATGTTGGTTAAGGAAGTATACAAAGAAAACCAATTATTGATGGATTTGGAGAAGCAACCCAAAGAATGGCGGGATGCGATACTCAAGGAAATTGATTCCACTATGGCAGATCCTGGCAAATATTCATTCTTTGAATTTATGAAATTTTTAGGAAAATACAATATGAAGAAGGTGGCAGATAATGCCGAAAGCTTCGCACACATGTTAAGCCGCTAATCAGCGGCTTTTTCATTTTCGGGAAGTTTATCTTTTACAATCGGTGGTTTTTTATTCCACATAGTAAATCCATTCCATTTTTTGCTTGTATTCACATAAAAGCTCATAATAGGCGCGGATATCCCCACTACGGTCACCACCAGTGCCGTGTGCTCCATTGTTGGTGCATGTACGATACAGTCTATCATCTTTTCAGAAACACAACCATCAAGCATATAAGGCGCGAGAGTAGCATACCACTTAACAATTACCCAATATAATAAATATCCATACCCAGCAACAATTATGCGAGGAATCACCCGCCATGCATCAAAAAATTCAGCACACGCCATATGCGCCATTCTCCACTTATCAATATCCATATATTTCCCCCGTGTTGTTTGATGATAAATATATATAATTATTTATACAATCATACTAAAAATAGAGGAATAAAATGGCTTTTTTACCAGCAGCCCGTGTTGGGGATTTATACGATGACAATGATGTGCAATTAGAAGGTAGTCCAGATGTAATTATCAATGGCGTCGCGGTCGCAAGAGTGGGTGATCTGACAGAAGGTCACATATGCTCGCCGCCATTTGTCCCGCCATTATTCGCACCCGGTGTGGCGGTGATAACAGGATCTGGTACAGTACTTGCTAATGGTGTATCCATCGCGCGTGTCGGTGATATGCACGATACTCACTTATGTGGTGGGGTAGCATCTCCACATACAGGTAAGTTTATAACTGGCTCAGCAGATGTACTGATTGGAGATTGATTTATGTCATTTGTAGATAAAATTACTAGTATAGCCATGGATGTTATGAAGGATAGCTTATCACTCGGTGATGGGGCTTTGGGTGCTTTGCCAATTGATGTGGTTGAAAAAAATGCACAGGATTATTTAAACAATACAGTAAATCAGATAGTATACGGTTGTGCAGTGAATGATGAACAATTATATTCATTTTTGGTTGAAGTTATTAACGATCCCACAAAATATCCAGAGCCAATTCCTGGTGCTGGAGTGGTTGGTACGGGCTTCTTACAGAGACAGGATGCAGTAGATATAAAAGATGCAATGGATGCTGTTGTTATTTCAGCAAACCCTACGTTGAGTATTCAGGCTATGTACGATCCCCTAACCAGATATGTTGGAGATGACGCTTTCGTAAAAATGGGAACACATGTAGATGATGTTAAAACAAATCTACCAGACATTATTAAAGTTTCAGGAACTGCAAACGCAATGCGAGGTGCGACAGTATATGATCCTGTGGAAGCTGGTGCTGCTGTCCCCGACAATTGTTCAACAAATGGCGTAGTTATAGCTGATATAACTACAGGAACACCACCGCCAACAGTTTCAGCGTTAGAAGAAGTGGCAGGAACAGCGTCGTCGCAAGGCGATGTATTACAGGCAAACATTTTCGCTTGTACAGATGAATTGGTCGATAGTATCAATATAGCAGCAGATGGTGATGCTAACGATCCAAGTTTTTCACAATCTCTAGGGATTGATCTGGGAAGTATATATGACAAAGCTTCTAACGAATTCTGGCAAACTGTGCCTGGTTGGGTCGCGGATGCAATTACAGATGATTTAGATCCTGTAGTAGAATTTATAGGTTTTTGGGCGCTGGCGGATAAAGATGCCATTATAGCGGCGCAAGATTGTGCACAAATAACAAGTGAAATATTAGATAATAAAATCGATGCTGAAAGGCAAGCATCTGGATTACCTGGAATTAACGCAGCAGGCGAATATTGGGATGTATCCATTGGAAGTATAGATGCCGCAGTGTCTGGAACTGTAGATTATACATCAGTCCCAGTAGGCGCAGAAGGCGAATTAATAACCGTAGATCATGATATTGGTGCTAGTGGCTCACCGCCGATTATAACTGTGGATGTTGTTGAGACACCGGGCGTGCCATATAGCAGCTTTAAAATTACAGTCACAGGCAAAGAGGATGTAACAACTGGTGCTGAAATTGTTGATGCAATAGCCAATGATGCTGCTGCCTCTGCGCTGGTTACAGCCGTTGATAATAATTTTAAGGGCGGAATTACGGGCGGGACTCCAGTGACATTAACCGGTGGTACAGAAGGTGATCCACACGTTATCAATTTGCAAAAGTCTACCATGGTCGCCGAAATTAAACAAAATACATTCGCAGCTAGTGTTACTAGTTTTGATGGTGATAGTTGTGCACAATCTATCGCAACAAGGGCAGGCGTGCCTTCTGTTGCCACTGTGGGTGGAACAGTTACTGCTAGTGTTCAACCACCACCAACACCACAACAGGTTGCAGATAAAATAGCCGTAGATGCAATGGCGGATGAAAAGAAACAAGCTGGTGAAACTTCTATCCAACAAAGAAAAGACGCACTAATAACACTAATAACAAATGAGGCGATATGGACAAGTAGTGCATATTCTTTATCTTTGCAACAACTTCAAGGAATGTCGCAGCCAATAGATTTAGATTTTAATTATACATTAAATAATGTTGCAGAAGGTTCAAGCACAACAGGTGTAGTTTCACATAGAATAGAAACTTCTGAATTATTATCTATAGCGGCAGCTGGAGAAAATGATGATGCTTCGCTGTTACCTGCACCAGACAATACTCAAGGCAAAACTCTACTATCTGGAGTGATGGATGAATTTACAAAAAATGTAGGATTTTCCGATGCTAATAGTGCGTCTCAAGTTAAAATATGGGTGTGGCGTGATTCTGTATCTGGCAACCACCAATTAGTATGGGCGCCGATACAAAATACAACCTTCACAATAGATTTCTTTATAACGGCTGGTATAACTGATGATTTTGTTGCTGGGTTTTATGGTAGATATGCCCCCGCGTTTATATCTGAATATATAGAAACTTTTGCCACCGACGCAGAGATTGATGAATTTGAAAGAAGTATACTGCCGAATATAACACTTACCCCATAATTAGATTGGTAACTCTCCAAATTTCTCGTGTAAATATTATAAACAGTTTTATAATAATAATATCGATATAAGGAGATAAAGACATGGCTGTAACACAACGTGATGGCAGTTGGCCACATACAAAATGGATTGATTTAAAGAATAATGGTGTAATGGTTGAATGTGCCGTTCTAAAAGAAGATGGTTATGGAAATGTATATTTCATTGAAATACCTTCCTTGGATGCTATTGATAAAAATAGAATAGCACGCATACTTGCTAAACCACGAGTTGCTGAACTTCCACTATGGGAGTCAATGGGTCAAAGCCAATTAAAAAATGGCATGAATGCTTTAGACTATTTTCATCAATTGACTAAGATTATCACCCCCGAAGGTGTTATAATGAATCCACGAGTCGGTGCTATTGGTACTGGTAAAGTAGATATGGTTGTAGCTCCAAACCCAGCAGGAAATGCAGTGCAAACTCTTAATGAAGATCAAGATACGCGCACACCTTCCGAAAAGCGGAACGATACAATTGCTGCAAGGAAAGCGGAAGAGAAAAACAAATAAACTTAACCATTTATTTAAGTCAATAAAAAACCCACCATATGGTGGGTTT